TGAAGACCACGAGTAGAAGCGGTAAGCTGTCTATTATCCCAATAAATTGAATTATTCTGTGGTCTTCAAGCAACTAACCACATAATATACAAAAGACGCAGACATTGCAACGTAATAAACAAGCTTTTAGTTGAAAAAAAGTACTAAATATGCTAATGTAAAAACATTAGTAACTTCTACCTATGAGAATAATAATCGACCTAGATGAAGGGAGCGCACAGATGGAATGCGACGCTGATATGACAGTTGAAGACGCACTCGACGCTAAATACCTCTTAAATGAGTTCTTATTAGCAGTATCTAGAAGCAAATTAGAGAATAAGGCGATACAATCTATCATTTACGATGCTACTAAACAAATTCCTAACAATAAATAGCATGGCAAAGAAATCAAAAGACTGGATCCAAAAAGCAACGAAGGATATTGAAGCTCGCGGAACAAAAGGTGTTTGTACAGGTGATAAATACGGAGGACCAACATGTAAACCAGGTTCAAAAAGGTATAATCTAGCAACTACATTCAGAGGAATGGCTAAAAAGAGAAAATCAAAGTCTCCAAAGAAAGTATAAGAACACATTCTTAAAAGAACTTCAAGTTTCTAACCAGTTACAAGGTTTGTTACAAGTAATATTGTGCAAACCTAAATAAACGGCTAACAGAAGTGTAAAGTAGAAGTCAGTTAAAAAAACCGCCGAATCCCTAAAGGTTACTGTTCTGCAATAGACAACTACTAACTACCTAGTAGATATTAAAAAAACGCCCATACCCTAAAGGAAGCTTGCTTGCAGTAGTTAACCAACACCTCTTACCTTTCAAGGCCCTACTTAATTATTTCAAAAAACGCCGATACCCTAAAGGCCACTCGTCTGTCCTAGTTAAAACATAGCTTCTACCCTTAAAGGCCCTACTTGATTATTTCCTTTCTCTTGTATTCGCACCTTTCTCTTTCCTTTTTTAACGAAAACAAAGACGAACTTGGACTGAAAAACCAAAACCGACGTGGTCTAAACTACCGCTAGTTTAAGTCATTAACGCGGCAGAGTCAAACCTAGGTTCTGGGAGCAGAAGGGGTGTACCCCCCGGGAAAAAGGCCCCACACATATATAAAGGGTAAAGTATGGGTGATCACACTCTCTCACAAATATCTGAGTATTGAGAAAGGGCTGGGGTAAGGCAATAACTAGTACCGTATGACAATAACGTTTGACATTATTAAAACGTATGACATATAATGAAGACATGAAAAGAGTAACAACAAGAGAGTTTGTGCGGAATTTTGGCTCGCTTAAGGGAGAAACGTTTATAGTGATGGATAGAACGAAGCCGATTGGGACATACACTCCGTATGACAAAAAAGCTGAACGTATGACAAAGTCTGAGGAATGTATGACAAAGCGTATGACAAACGTGACTACACCTGTACAGGTTGAAGATAAACCGGTGGTTCAAAGCAGTGTAATTGATCAGTTGAGAGCGCAGGTTAGTGAGATTGAGAATAGGGGAAAGATTCAGCAGGTTGATTCGCCGGCGCCGATCCCGGAGGTATGGCATAAGGAGGAATTGGAAGAAGAGGAGGAGGAGGAGAAGAAGTTTGTTGTATGTGATGTGTGTAGGGATGGGAGAGCGGAGAAAACGTTTTACGATGCGGGAGGAGCTGGAGAAGTTGAGATCTGTCGGCAATGTGCTAGGATGAAGTATGCTGGTAGTATGAGGACGTTTGATGGATATTGGAAGAAGTTACAAGATATTAACTTATATTAAATATGGCTAAGAAAAGAAACATAAAGATGCAGAAGTTCCCGAAAGCTGGGAAAAGGGGGAAGTACAAGATGAGTGTAGGTCAGGGGAGAACGCCAGAAGCTGTAGAGGCGATGATAAAGGAGTATAGGGAGACAGGAAAAATTGATGAGAAAAAATGGGCAAGAAGATAACTAAAAAGGAGCGAGATAAAGCGGACAGGTTCTTCCGTAGTTTAGAGGTGGGAGATAAGAAAGCTTTAGAGGACTGGAAGATATCGCGAGAGAACAGGGATTTCATACTGGCTTTAGAAACTCATGACGGAGATCCGTATGCGGCGTTTAAGAGTTTGAACGTAAAGTATCGTAAATGGCCTAAGGAGAAATGTCAGAGTCGCGTAGTGGAGATCTTGCGGAGGACGGAGGTTCGGGGAGCTATTGAGGACGCGTTAAGGAGTTACAAGGTTTTTCCTAGTAGGATTATAGGGATGATAGAGCGGATAGCGAGTACGGCTGATCGGGATACGGACAGATTAAAGGCGTTAGAGATGCTAGGGAAATGGTGTAGGATATTTAACGAGGATAGTAAAGTTGTGAACGTACATAATAATTTAAACATATCTGAAGATGCAGCAGTCAGACTCTTGGAACGAAGACACAAGTTCGAAATTGGACAAGGAGGAAAGTTCCTCGGAGTTAACGTCGCGGGAGATACAGGCGATGTTGTGGATGGGGAAACGGAACTTGATTGATTATTGTGTTTTAACTCAAAAGAATTATAAAAGTAATTGGCATCACGAACTGATCGCTAGAAAGCTACAGGATGTCGCTATGGGCAAGTGCAGGCGTTTAATGATCTTCTTACCGCCTCGACATGGAAAAAGCGAATTAGCGAGTATTAAGTTTCCTGCGTGGTTTTTAGGGAGATATCCAGAAAAGAGTATTATTAGCTGTTCATATTCAGCTGATTTAGCGGAAGACTTTGGTAGATATACTAGGGCGCAGGTTGATACGGAAGTGCATAGAAAGATATTCCCAGGATGTCAGCTCTTAACTGGAAGTAAATCTGCGACTAGATGGAAGGTTTCCACTAGAGGAGGTTATAGAGGAACTGGTGTGGGTGGTTCAATTACTGGGGCTGGTGCGGATTGTTTAGTAGCCTCATCAATAATCACAACAGAGAATGGAAATACTACTATAGGAGAACTATTTGCCCTGGCAAAAGGTAGACAAGCACTTCCTGCCGTGTTATCCTATGGACATCTAAACTTAGAATATAAAGATGTTGAATATGTCACACGCAGAAAGGTTAAAAAAACTTATAAGCTCACGACAGAAAACGGGAGAGAACTTCATGCCACGGGGGAACACCCAGTATGCGTGGGTTTCGATCAGCAAAAAGTCCCCGTCTATAAAAGACTGGATGAGCTCAGGAAAGGCGAAAAAGTTATTCAGGTCAAAGGAGAGAACGCCTTACGGGATGAGGTTGTGGGCGAAATGTCCAGTGTGCAACAAAAACTTCACCAGAGGCCTTGCAAGATTCAGGGTGTCGGAGAGATCAGCCAAAGCTCAGACGCACACCTGCAGCAACAAGTGCAGTACTTGGCTGCGAAACAAAAGCAAGAGAGTGATTCAAGGCTGCCCCGAATGTGGAATAGAATTCGAAACTACCTCATCACAAGTACGTCAGAGAAAAAAGAACAACCACAAAATGTTCTGCTCAAAAAAGTGCAACAACAAGGAGAAGTCAAGAGAGCGAAGAGGAGAGAAACATCCGGGCTACAACAGCGTGGAGTTGGGGTGCACTCAGTGCAGAACTTTATTCAAGCGAGGATTATATCATTCACAAAGATCAGTGACCGCACGTCCGTTTTGCTCAAGGGGCTGCTACCACACATGGCAAAAAGGAAAAACTTCAGAGGTTATTCACACAAAGGGCGTCGGTGGGCGTGGGGTACGCTCCTATCCGCCAGCATTCAAAAAGCTAAGAGCGGCAATAATGGGAATGAACCCTCAGTGTGCCAAGTGTACTACACTAGCAAAGGACTTGCATCACAGAGACGGAAACAAGGAGAACAACAACATAAGGAATCTTCAGCCCCTTTGTCGAAGCTGTCATACGAAAACACACCAGTAATAGACAAACTGATATCTAGCAAGATAAAGAATATAGAACAAATACAAGGGGAAGAGTGGGTGTATGACCTGGGAGTTTCAGATAACCACAACTTTTACGCCAATTCATTCCACCTCTTAAACTGTCTTATAATAGATGACCCGATTAAGAACAGAGAAGAAGCAGAGTCAGAAACTATGAGAAGAAAGATCTGGGACTGGTACACGTCCACTGCTTACACTCGTCTAGAAAAAGGAGGATGCGTGATTTTAATTCAAACCAAGTGGCACGATAATGACCTAGGTGGAAGACTTCTAGATCTTGAAGGGGAAAAGGGATATCACTTGAACACAAAGGCTAACTGCTGGGAAAAAACAACTACCACTTATCCGTTAGGTTGTAAAGTTGGTAAGTGGGATGTGCTGCGTTTTCCTGCTATCGCAACTGAACCTGAGGAGTTCAGGAAAAAAGGAGAAGCTCTTTGGCCACAAAAGTATCCCTTAAAAGAATTGTTATCCATAAAGGAATCTATTGGGATACGAGACTGGGGATCGCTCTACCAACAAGATCCAGTTACCGAAGAAGGAAGAGAGTTCAAGGAAGAATGGCTTAAGTACTGGGATACTTTACCTGAAAAACTTACCTATGTAACTACTGTCGATCTGGCGATCTCGAAGAAAGACTATGCCGATGATTCGGTTGTTCTTACCGCCGCTATGGATAGGAACGATAGGATATATGTGATCGAATATAAAAACTGGAAAGCTGATCCGTCAGAAGTTATCGCTGAAATATATAGACAACAAGGACTTTATGATTCTCGTGTGGCAATTGAAGCTGTAGGGTACCAGTCCGCGTTAGCTCACTATTTAAAGATTGAAGGAAAGCGTAGAGGAAAATACCTGCACGTTTCACAAATCCATACTAGATCTAATAAGGAAACAAAGATCCGTGGACTTATTCCCTTATATGCTAATGGACTTATCTTCCACCCACGGAATAGAGCAGAAGTTCTCGAAGACCAACTTAAAAGATTCCCGTCAGGTAAACATGACGATGCGGTGGACGCGTTAGCGATGTCTCTTCCCTATCTAAAGCGCCCTTTGCAAAAATTTTTAAATCCACTTAAACATATGAAAATGCGTTACACTAAAGACGGAAGACCGTACTTCAAGAAGTAATTGCGTTTTTGTTGGTTATTTGCTATAATTAAAAGCAGAGCTATGAGTATCAAAAAAATCCACGAGCGAGCAAATCGTAAAAGAGGGCGTTATGATCACATCGCCTGGGAAGGAATTTGCAAAAAGTGTGGAATTAAAAAGTTTCTCTTTGGTGGCGATATCCGCAGAGATTACAAGGACGGATATAAAGACATGAGAGATGAGGAAGTTAGGTGTATAAGCCACGAATGTGGTGGAAAGATTAAGATCAAAAACAAACTACCGCCTTTACGGGCACTTCATTTAATCGATATCAGTAAACGATAACTATGGCAAAACTAAACTCCGAAGAACGTAAGAGAGCCTTGGACTGGATTGTTCAAGTTAATAAGGATTTCGACAATCTTAACATGAGGTTAAGAAACAAATGGCTGGATTGGTACAGAATGTATCGTGTATTCACGAACCAAGAAAGACTACCCGGTCAATCAAATATTTTCATTCCGAAGATTTTTGAAATCATTGAGAAGAAAGTACCACCAGTAATAGCTAAAGATCCTAAGTTTATCGTTACGCCCAGGACTAACGAGGCAACGGCTTATGTAGGGGCTATTCGTGATACGCTGAACTTTTGGTGGGACGAAGATGAGATGCAAGAAAAATTAGAAACCTGGGTTAAAGACGCGTTTATATACGGGGTTGGTTTCTTGAAAGTGGACTGGTATCAGGAAACAAAGATCCAAACATCCGTTGAAGTCGAGATTGATGATGACGGGAATGTAGTAGAGAAGGAATATGAAGAGGAAGTTATTTCGTTTGAACGACCAACTGCAGATTTAGTTTCTATATTTGACATTAAGGTTGACCCAAGAGTTGCAGATTTTCAAGAAGGTGTGGGAGTTTTACAGACAATCGGAAACATGAGGTTCGGAGATTTGTTAAGATTAGACCCAGAGCAATACGATTTATCGCAGATTAAAGGGCTGAATCCAGAAGAGCTTCAAGACTCAGGGTTTACTAACACGCAAGAACAAGACCAGGAATGGGACAAGGGAATAAGTAATGTAAGTGAAAAGATTGACAAAAACAAGATTACATTGCAGGAGTATTGGGGACGATTTTCTAAAAGCGGGAAGGCTAAGGACGAAAGAGAATATGTGCTTACGGCTGTGGTCGTTGGCGGTGATCCACGTTACATCATAAGGTGTGAGGTAAATGAACTTGGGTTTAGACCTTTTGTAAAAATGGACGATAGAAAAATCAGAGGAGAATTTTATTCTGTAGGAGAAGTTGAACCGTTAGAAGGTTTGCAAGTTGAGTACAATAATTTAAGAAACGCAAGAATTGATTTCAATAATGCTGTTAATTTCCCTGAATGGATCTACAATATAAATGCAGGGATTAATCCTGCCAACTTAATTCATAGGCCAAACAATATTATACCGGTTGACTTGCCTTTAGGTTCGGATATTAGAGGAGTTATTAGGCCGGTAGAAAAGCCGATACAACCAATGAGCGGATACAATGAGGAAGCGCAACTCAATAGGGATTTCCAAACTGTATCACAGACTGTTGACTTTACTGATCGTGGTGGGTCGGCAGGATTTACAAATACTGCTCGTGGTATTCTAGCTAGAGACGCACAGGTTAATACACAAGTTAATAATATTGTTAAACATTTGGAGACTTCGATAGCAGAGCTTGGGGAAATGTGGCTTGCCTTAGCGGAAAGTTTCGCAGAAGAGTCAGAAGCTATGACGGTTAGAAGACCTAGAACTGAGCTGGATTTTGAAAAAGACAGGATTTCTTTAGAGGATGCTCCTGAGAAATTTACAAAAATAGATTTAGAAGTTTTGGGAGACGCGTTACATAACTATAAAGTAAAGATTGAATCAGGTTCAACTACTGCATATGACTCTAGAGGCAAAGCTCAAGACGCAATCAATATTGCTAACACCGCAGTTCAGTACGCAGCTGTTGGTGTACCGGTTAATTTAACAAAGATATTTAAGGATATATTAAGAGATTCATTCCAAAAAACTAATCCAGAATCTTATTTGGTAGAAACTCCGCAACAGGCAGGGGTAGAAAACATATTAGCGGAACAGATGGTAGGTGGCGGGATTCCGGAAGCAGGAAACGCTTTAAGGACGCAAGGAGCGCCTGTAACAAACAAGGCTCCGCTACAGCCGTCACAGCCTAGCAATTACTAACGTATATATATGAATATCACTCAATGGAAAGAAAGGATGCGAGTAGCAAAAGAGAGAAGGGTTATTGATAATATGCAGGAAAAGCTGGCTTTGGAGATGAACGATAAGGCGAAAAAAATAAGAGCCTTGTCTAGAACTCCGGGATGGAAACACCTAAACGAATACTTCGAGCATAAAGAAAAGCTCTTGAGGGATAAGTTAGAATTGTGTAGAAAGGAAGAGCTAATAGAAGTTCAATGTGAGCTTAAGGCAGAGAAAGATTTAAGGCGTTTTATTGAAAATGCAGTTAAGTGTGTTGACAACTAGTAGTGGCGTGAAACCTGTTTTAAACTCCTAGATAGGTTTCAATCTATTACTTAATCAAACACACATGTCAGAAGAAGAAAACTTGGAGTCAAACGACCAACCCGTAAAGGAGTCAGACCAACCAGAAGTAGATTCTAACGACGAGGAAGACAACCTCGACGAAGATCAACCTCAAGCAGAGGAATCAGACGAAGAGGAAAGTATCCCGCAGGAAGAGTTAAAGGCGGGATATATGCGTCAGTCAGACTACACTAAGAAGACGCAAGAGCTTGCAGAAATGCGTAAAGAAATTGAAGCTCTTAAAAAACAAACGACAGTTAAGCCAAAAGCAAAGCTTTCCCCTGAATACGAAAAAGCCAGACAAACTATGAGGAGTCTTGGATTTCTTAGTAAGGAAGACATGGCAGAAGAATTCAGGCGTATGGGCGCAAAGAAGGAAATGGCTAGCGATGCAAAACGGCTTAGTGTTTCAGAAGATATTATTGGAGCTGCTCGTCACTTACAAGCCAGTAAGGGGATGAAAGGTGAAACGATAAGTATTGACGACGCTGTCAACATTTTAGCTCAAGGGGCACGAACCAAGAAAGTTGTAAAACGAAAATCGGTTGGTGCTAAAGGGGGTGTTGCTTCCGCTCCTAAGAATGCAAGTAATCAGATTGAACTATCTGAGTTTAGAAAGCTTGATCCTACTTCGGATAAGTATTCGAAGGTGATAAAGGATTGGAGGGCTGGAAAACTCAAAATCATTAACAACTAATTATTATGAAGAATTACACATTTCTGGCTTCAGGAAACATAAGTGATGCAGATGGAACAACTCAGCTTACATACGTCGCCCCTAGAGCAGGGAGGTTACATATTGAAGAGTCTTCTATTATGTGGACAGAAGCAACAGGAACGCAAACAGGAACTCAGGGGGTTTTATCAATTGAGGTTGCTGGGACAGAATATGCTACTTTAGAGGCAGGGCAATCATTTGCTATTGGTACTGCGCAAGTTTATACCGTGGTTGACCATGCTGAGACAGAAGCTGGAAACCCTGTAGTTGACTTTGATGCAGGAGACAGTATTGAGCTTATAGTAAAAACACAAGCCGTAGGTGGTACAATTATTGGTGACTGTACAACTTTTTTAGCAATTACATTTGCCGTATAATTATTAACTAACATTAAACTAAACTATGCCTAATATAACAAACACTACTGCAGACGTTTTCTTGGCGGAAGTCTTCAGTAAAGAAGTGATCAGAGAAACAAACCCAAAATTAGTTTTAGCTAAACTCGTTAAAAGATTTGACGATGAAGCTAGAATGGGGAATGACTCTATCAGCGTGCCGTCAATTACAAACTTTGTGGCAAACGATAAGGTTTCTAATATCCCAGTTTCATTCCAAGCGAATACAGAAACTGATATTGTAATCTCAATCGACCAACACAAAGAAACATCTTTCTTATTGGAAGATATTACTGAGCTACAATCTAAACAAGATTTAATGGCTCACTACACAGACGCAGCATCTACTGCTATTGCAAGAGCAATTGATACTTCGCTTGCAGCATTAGCTTTAGGTTTCTCAACAGCGACTGGTGTTTACAATACAGCTATTACTACTGACGTAGTTCTAAACTCAATTGAGTCTTTAGACCTTGCTGATTGTCCTGAAGATGACAGATCATTTGTTTTCAGATCAGACGTTAAAAGAGACCTATTAGATCTTGCAGCTTACACATCTAGCGATTTTGTAGGAGGAAAACCAACTGAATCTGGAAATATCGGTAGACTTTATGGTGTAGACACATTCATGTCTAACAACTTAGTGTTTACTGGTGGT